CTTTTTGTCAAGAGTTACAAGGTATAGAGAATGATATAGATTCTTTAGAACAACAACTCAAAGCAAAGAAAGAAGCAGCAGACAAAATTAGTTCAGAGGTAATACCTAACTTGCTCGCAGAGCAAGGGTTAGCATCTTTGAAACTCGCTGACGGTAGTGGCGTTGATGTCAAGAAGACATACAGCTGTACCGTAAAAAAAGACTCAGTCGAATCAGCGTACACATGGCTTCGTAACAACGGACTAGGCGACCTTATCAAAAATGAGGTGGCGGTACAGTTCGGGAAGGGCGAGGATAACAAGGCGGAGCAATTGCTCAACCTTGCCGCAGAAGAAGGCTATGAGCCTACCCAAAAACAAAAGGTAGAGCCCATGACTTTGAAAGCGCTATACCGGGAGCGTATTGAGGCCGGCCTCGATATGCCCTCGGAGTTCTTTAACACTTTTGTTAAGGATCAAACTAAAATTAGCCGGAAATCATGAATCATAAAACAAGGAGAAAATAATAATGACTCAAGAAAAAGCAATCAAGAAAAAAGAAAATACAAACATGGCTCTAGCGAGTATGTTTGAAGCAGACTCTAATACTGGTTTGGATAATATGGGTGCCGATGATATGGCACTACCATTCCTACGAGTATTAGGACAACTATCACCCGAGATAAATAAACGGGATGCCAAATATGTAGAAGGCGCTGAGGCAGGTATGATATTTAATACCGTGACTAAGGTGGCATATGATGGCGAGAAGGGACTAAACATTATACCGTGCTACTACAAGCGCGAGTATGTTGAATGGTCAGATAGAGGCCAGGGCACATCTGCTCCGGTTGCTATCCACTCAGTAAATAGTGGTATCATAAAAGAAACAACTAGAGGCAGTGATTGGAAAGACCGATTACCAAATGGTAATTATCTTGAGAACACTGCATCGTACTATGTGTTTACTGAGGATATGCAGACAGCATTGATATCTATGAAATCTACGCAACTAAAAGTTAGTAGAACATGGAACTCAATGATGAACAGTATCAAACTAGAGGGAAAGAATGGTTTGTTTACTCCTGCATCATACAGTCACGTGTATAACTTAAAGACAGTAGAACAATCAAATGACAAGGGAACTTGGTATGGTTGGACTATTTCTAAAGTTGGTCCTGTACAAGATAAAAATCTGTACGCGGCTGCAAAAAGTTTTGCGGAGTCATGTAAAAGTGGCGATGTAAAAACCAAGCACAGTGAAGGTGAAGCTAAGTCGGAAGACGAAGTACCATTTTAATTGTGAACAGGTACCGAGCTAATCCCCCCGGCTCGGTACCATTTAGGGAGGATACCACATGGCGAAAGACAGAACAAGCTATCAAAGACAATATTATCGTAAGCAAGTTATTTGGAGTCAAAAAAAGACTATAAAAAACTTACGTGAAGACAAGAAAAAATTTATGGAAAGCCCGGAAGGCATTGCATATAAAAAAAGATTATTAAAAGAATCTGGCTATCACGAAAAATATAGAGAGAAAAACAAAGAGAAGATTAGAGCATATCAAAAGGAGTATCACTTAGAATATGCAAAAATTTAGACAAATATTTGAAGGCAACAACAGCGCCTATGGTCAGTTAGTTTTAACTGGTGAAACTACCGAGAAGGGTAAAGCTATTGGTAAAGCATTTATTAAACGTGAACCAATACCAGAGCAGCTATGGCAAGATCATTTAGATGGTAAAGACCCAGCACTTGGTGTCATACCTATTAACGAAAACAACAGTTGTCGTTGGGGTTGTATCGACGTTGATGAATATAACTTAGATCACAAAAAATTAGCGGCCTCTATTAAGTCCCATAAATTCCCACTGGTAATGTTTAGATCAAAATCTGGTGGTGCACATTTGTTTTTGTTTACGACAGACTTTATTATGGCATCGTTGATGCAAGCGAAACTAAAGATGATGTCAGAAGCATTAGGCTTTGGTGGTAGTGAGATATTTCCAAAACAAACTGAGATACTAGTAGAACGTGGTGACACTGGTAACTTTTTAAACCTACCTTATCATGGTGGTGCTAGAGGTTTACGTTATGCTTTTGATGATGATTGTAATGCAGCTAGTTTAGAATCATTCTATTCTATCTATGATGCATGGGTACAGACCGAAGAGCAAGTACATGAGATAATAGTTACTAAAAAAGCCGAAGCCAGCAACGAAGCATTTAAAGATGGGCCACCATGTTTAAATAAATTAGCTGATGAAGGTTTTGGTGAAGGCTCACGCAACAATGCATTATTTAATGTAGCGGTATATCACAAGCAAGCTAATCCCGATACATGGGAAGACAAAGTCATGGAAGATAATTCTAAGTGGATGAATCCACCGTTAGGTTTCCAAGAAGTCAAGGCACTCTTAGCATCAATCGGGAAACGTGGCTACGATAAATACAGATGTAAAGACCAGCCTATTTGTGGTGTCTGTAATGCTGCAAAATGTAGAACTAAAAAGTTTGGTGTAGGTTTTGAAGAAGAGCAAATGCCGGAACTAGACACATTAACAAAAATTAATTCTAATCCACCGCAATGGTTTTTAAATGTTGCAGGTAAAAGAATAGAACTAAAAACTGAACAATTACACAACCCTAATTTATTTGCGATAGCAGTATTAGATCAAGCTAATGTTATATCACCAATACCTAAAGCTAAAGATTGGCGCGAGGTATATTTGATACCATTAATGACAAACCTACAAGAAATAGATCCATTAGAATCATTAAATCCAACTAACCAAATAGAAAATTTATTGTACGACTACACTGTGCATAGAGCTAAGGCTAGAACTAAAGATGACATACTTAATAAAACTGCATGGACTGATGAAGGTTTTTCTTATTTTAGAATGGAAGACTTTTATGCATTTGCTAAACGTAATAACTGGGAGATGGATAAAACTAAAACCGGTAATCTAATAAAACAACTTGACAATATCTTTGTTGAGGAAGTTAGAATGACTTTAAAAAACCAAACACCACGAGTTGTTAAAATTAAAGCAATGAAGGACAATGGTTCTAGTGTAAGTAAAGTAACTTATCAGGAGTCACCGTTTTAATGAAAACAATTATCTTAGGTCCACCAGGTACAGGTAAAACTACGACGCTATTAAATTTAGTTGATGACTTTATGAAGTCCGGCGTTGATGCAAAACGTATTGGTTATTTTTCTTTTACGCGCAAGGCTGCACACGAAGCAGCTAGTCGGGCAGCAGAAAAATTTAATTTAGATCAGACTCAAGATTTAATTTATTTTAGAACTCTACACTCATTGGCATTTAGATTACTTGGTATAAAAAAAGAACGGGTGATGAAGACCGAAGATTACCGAGAGTTTGGTTTGAAAGTTGGCATACCAATTAAGATGTCTTTCCATTCTGAGAACGATGGGGTGTTTAATTCTGACAATGAATATTTAAGATTAATTAATAAAGCACGCGTTACTGAGCGAGATTTGATGGATGTATACGACGACAACAGACACACTATAGATGTTGAACGCGACACATTATTCTTATTAAATCAAGAACTTAATCGTTTTAAAGAAGAGAAAGGTATGATAGATTATGATGATATGTTGGAGAACTTTATTTCACAGGATGTCAGCCCTCAACTTGATGTCTTGTTTATCGACGAAGCACAAGATTTATCTCCATTGCAATGGAAAATGGTTAGAGGTATGTGGGCCAAGTCAGACAAAACTTACCTTGCTGGAGATGACGATCAAGCAATCTTTAAATGGGCCGGCGCCGATGTTGATCATTTCATTGCCCTCCGTGACGATGTTGACGATATTAAAGTTTTAGATCAATCGTATCGTATACCTGGTGGACCAATACATAAATTATCACAAAGTATTATTGAACAAGTAAACAATAGATATGCAAAAGATTATTTACCAAGAAAAGAAATAGGTAAGCTGCATCGCTACGCTGACATCTCACAAGTAGATATGTCACAAGGTCAGTGGTTAGTTTTATCACAAGCACATCATTTTCTTAATCCGGTTATGGATTTATGTAAACAACAAGGATGGTATTTTTCTTATCGCAACAAACCATCGGTAAATAAAAATTTATTAGCGGCAATACATTCCTGGGAACAGTTACGTAAAGGTGAATCACTAAACACAATACAAATAAAAAATATATATTCTTACCTTGGCGACAACGTGACGCGCGGCTATCGCACCGCGAAAACTTTAGACGTAGATTTAAAGTATAATCTTGAGACATGTATCGCGAATCACGGATTACAAACTGATAAACCTTGGCATGATTCATTTGCGGGGTTGAACACAAGCATGGAAATGTATATAAGGAACATGCTGGCACAAAAAGAAAACATCTTCAGAGAGCCACGTATCATTTTATCAACTATACACGGAGCAAAAGGCGGGGAGGCTGACAATGTCCTATTATTTCCTGATATTACTAAATCTGCTTTGGATCACAACGATCTTGATGCAGACGAATTGCACCGGCTGTTTTATGTAGCAGTCACGCGTGCCAAAAAAGCATTATATATTTTAGAACCAAAAGATTATGAAAGGGCTTACCTATTATGAAACGGCCAAAGACAGAAAAAGAAAGAATACAGAATATTGAATATTTAAATACCGAACATGGTTATATGATATCTAAATATAACGACTGTAAAAAAAGTTCAAAAAGAAAAAATTTTGATGATTGTTTAACCAAAGAAGAATTTTTTGAATTGTGGGAAAAACACAAAAAAAATTTTGGTATGCGTTGTTATTATTCGTTAGAAGAAATGACAATAAACAGGAAGCTAGCAACAAAGGGTGCTAAAAAAAGACATCCAGCAAATAAATCCGGTATATCAGTGGATCGTTTTGATTCGACTATAGGCTATACTAAAAACAATGTTGTATTTTGTCGTTGGGATTTTAATAACACAAAAAATAATATTTCTGTAAAGCATTGTTATATGATAATAAAAAGACACCAAGAGCGTATGGGTTTAGAAAGATTAGAAAAAGACGGTAGTCGCAGAATGTATAGCCTAGGAGGTATGGTGTATGGCTAAAAAATACGATCCGGTAAACTATCCAACACATTATAATAAAGGTGGCATACAGTGTATCGATGCTATTGCTAGCATGCAAGGCGACGGTTTTAAATATTATCTACAAGGCAGTGCGGTCAAATATATATGGCGGCACGAACACAAAGGCAAACCTATCGAGGACCTAGACAAAGCAATATGGTTCTTGAATAAACTGAAAGCACAATATGAATAAACCATTACAAATGCCAATGTTCAGTCCGCAGACTGAATGGGTGCCACCATTGAACTTACCAGACTTAAAAGAATACTCAGAGATTGCTATTGACTTAGAAACCAGAGATCCAAACCTTATGACTATGGGCTCAGGCTCAGTCAGGGGCGATGGTGAAGTGGTTGGTATTGCTATTGCTGTCGAAGGTTGGTCCGGGTATTTCCCGATAGCGCATGAAGCCGGAGGGAACATGGACCGGGGCTTGGTATTAGATTGGTTCGAAGAAGTTTTACACACCGATGCAACAAAAATATTTCACAATGCAATGTACGATGTATCCTGGATTAGATCATTAGGTTTTCAAATCCGTGGTGGCATTATCGATACTATGATTGCAGCAAGTTTAGTAAACGAAAACCGGTGGAGCTTTACATTAGATTCTATTTCTAAAGAATTTATTGGCATGGGTAAAAATGAAAAAGTTTTAACTGACTCGGCCAAAGCATGGGGTGTTAATCCAAAAGCAGAAATGTGGAGACTGCCAGCG